TAGACTAACTGATAGATTGGATGCTCTATTCTATCTCTAAATTAAATTTAAAGGAGATATTCACTATGTCTAAATTTTTTAATAATCCTACGATTGGAATTGATGTTTCATCAGATTTTTCGTATGTTGCAATACTAGCACCTAACGGTGAAATCCATAAGAAATCTTTTAAAATAGAACACACTCTTAGTGGCTTCAACCACCTTTTAACAGAAATAAAAAAAGTGGAAGAAGAGTTTAACATGAAAACTGGCATTTTCATGGAGGCCACTGGCGTGTACCACTTATCTCTTTTCCACTTTCTTAATAAAAACTTCGATAACACATTTGTTATCAATCCACTCATTACTAAGTGTAACAAAAATATGGATATAAGAAAAGTGAAAAATGATAAAAAAGATGCCTTATCTATTGCTAAAATAGGTAATTCCAAAATATTAAGCTTTCACAAGGCGTTAGTCTAGATGTTTTTCTATTAAGATCTCTCGTTAGAGAGTATTATAAATTAACTGATACCTGTTCTATATTTAAGAAAAAGCTATCTGCTGATTTAAGAGTAATTTTTCCAGGCTATAGCACTGTGTTTTCAAATGTAACATCACTTAGCTCAATTGCTATACTAAGTAACTATCCTTCTCCTAAATCAGTGCTAGATGCACCGAAGGATGATATCTTTTCTATACTTATTAATAAGTCTAGAAAAGGATTAGCATGGGCTGAAAAAGTTTATTCTAAATTATATATCGTAGCTAGTGATGCTGCATTTATTGGCTTACCCTTATCGGGTATATCTTTTAAAATAGCTAGCAATTTATCAATAATAAATACTCTAGAAACAGAAACTAACAACTTGATAAATGAAATTAAAAGTTTAATTAAATCTACCGATTTTCCAAAACAAGTTAGAGCTAATATTGAAATCTCTAAACGAGGAACTCGAATTGGTAGACGAGCATTATATGCTGTTGCTCTTGCATCTATTAGAAAAACTCGTAACGGAGTTCCTATCAATAAAGTTTTACTAGATTACTATGAAACTAATCTTAATGGTAAAAAAGCAAAAGTTGCCTTAGTTGCTATAATGCATAAGTTACTAAACTACATCTTTGCTGTCTTAAGAAATCAAGAACCTTTTAACTTAAGAGATCCTAAAATTCATAAACAAATGTTTTTAGAAAATAAAGCGACAGCTAACGCTGCTTAACTATTCCATTTTCTGTGATCGTTCGTGTTTTAAAACAGTCTTTTTGTTATGCAAATTTTTATAGAAATAATTTTTTGTTTTTTACTTGACTATAATTAGCTGGTCTAAACTTGATAAAATAGTATACCCGATAAACCAAATGATTGATTGAGCCAACCGAGCTGTACTGCTCCAGTACTATTTAACCCTATTCCGCTTCTCTCTAGATAATAAGAACCTCCCGAAGTTGTATGTCCTTTTAGATACAAGGTATCCGCAGTTGTATTCACGACACCATAATATGACAATACATTACCGAAAGCTATTTTACTTAAATCTCTTACATATGGAAGCCCCTTTAACAGTATTAGTTGTGAACTCCAAGCAGTATTATAAGAGGATACGGTTATAGTATAAAATGCTATAACCAAATTACCGATTCTCACCCAAGTACTACCTGTAGTATTTGCACCTATACTATTACTACCTGAACCTGATGTGTACAAAACAGGTGTCCATGTACCATATTTATAGTCCGCTTTTTCCGCCAATTCAGAAGTATGTGTATCAATCTGTTTCTGTAAATTTCCAGCTGCATCAGTACTTAACTGATCTTTAACATGTTGAAACCATACTTCAAAGGAGTTATCATATTGAGCAAATAAA